TAGCCGCGCCCACGTTCGTGACATGACAGCCGATCACAATAGCCGTCGTTGAGGTAGGCACTTCGTACACGTCAGCCAGCGAAGTGCCCAACGCAGCCCGCACATTCTTAAACGTATTAGCCATTTTTTAATCTCCTAAGATAGTGCCAGAATCAGCGGGATCGGATCGGATTCAACCGGTGACGGTAGTGCCGCCCACTTAACCCCAGCAGCCTCCGCAGAATCCGCCGTCAGCACATAGTCATTCGTGCCAACCGGGACACGCGCCGGGGTAGACGCAGCAGACGCCGCGAACAGGTCACCCTTCGTGGTGAGTGTGGCAGCACCAACACCACCACCATTAACAAAAGCATTAGCCTCATCAAAATCACGGCCAGAAACACCATGCCTGAACGAAGCACCAGCGGAATGCTGAACAGCTGACGTAGAATCCACACCACGAACAACCGTCAACGTCAAACCAGAAACACCAGTAACCTCCACCACTTCTTCAGAAGCAGTATCAGTGTCAATGATTGCAGTCCACGGAGTGGACGAAGGGTAACCAGCCAGAGCGGTTACCGTAACCTCAGTCGCGCTGTTAGACGCCAACGCCGATAGCGTCGTCGCCACAGCAGTGGAACTATAATACCTACGGGCCATAACTACCTCTCAAAATGCACAGCGGTCGGATTCTGGGCACGGAAACGAGCCTCCTCCTCAGCAAGCCTCGTCTGAAACAAGGCATACAAAGTACGAGCAACACCAGCAGCAGAACCAGGCTGCCGCCTCTCATCAAAAAAGCCAGCTTGAACACTAGACGGATCAAGGACAGAAACGTCAATACCAGAAACCAAGCGAGCCGCCACACCGAACACGATCACATCACGACACGACGCCGGCAAACCAGCCGTGGACTCCAACGTGTCAGAGGCATTAACTAGATCAGCAGGGTCTTTTGTGTAACGAACCTGAACGGTTCGACCAGGAACAATCGGGTCATAAAGATCAATGGACTTACCTGTCGGAAAGTCTGTCGCATTAGCGACACGATCAAACCTAAACTTCCGTGCAGTAACCCAACGGGCAGCAGCACCCGGCTCATCCCACGACACCTGCAAAATGCCATTAGTGTTTGCCGGTAAAGCATACGCCGCCCTAGCGGCATTATATGTAAAGGTTGTAGTACCCACCGCTGGCACACGAGAACCAACCTGACGTACTGTGTCATTAATGGCACGCTTCACAAAGAACTTAGGGAACAACGGGTTGTATGTGACACGAACATTAGCCTCATGAGAGGCAGCAACAGAACCATCCACACCACGACCCCAGGGCTGCAAGGCAGCAGTGTTAGATGTCACCGTGTCAACATAAATAATCTCATCATCTATCTCAGCTCGACCCTGAGCCATGCTTGCGCCATTGCCTACCGTGATAGACGATGCAGTGCTATTAATGGCAGAAGACAGGTATGTGACCTGATCCTGTGACCGAACGTAGCCACGAAGCATTGACAGCACATCATCAGCCAACTCATCAAATGTTGCCATCAGACCTCCTCAGTAACAGTGTAACCTTCAGCGATTAACTCGGCAGCTAGTTCCGTGGAGACAGGGTGTTCGCGTCCACCACCGAAATAGTATGTTGCATCCAAGGTCTCTTGAACCGTAGGCCAAGGCACCTCAACCCATTCACCGTTAACCTTCAGCACACTGATTCCCTCAAAGCGTTTGTACCAGCCCCACCCGAGCGTCTGGGTTGGGGTGCGGAAGATCAGTCGATTAGATGTCGCTGTCGCGTTACCGAAATCGTTTGACGGGTCAACAGGCCCAGGAATAACAAACACCGTGGCAAGGGTGTCTGCCTCACCGAGGGCAACGCTAGACGCAATGCCCGTGGGTTCCATAAACATCGTCAAGCGTGGCTCACCAGGCCCACCACCTGCTGAACTAATACCATCAGGGTTTATCGAAATGAACGCCGTTGGTGTGCCAAAAGTAAGAGTGGAACGTATGCCCTGTGTCGGACTAACGCGACTATTCAGAGCCGGTGACCCAATGCCACCGTCACTAGCAATACCATTTACTGTTACAGAAACAGTAACCGATGGTGAACCCATCGTGGTAACACCAGTAATACTGGTGACACGCATGATGTCCGTGACGGACACGGTGCCCACAAGCAAGCCACCGGCTATGCCATCCGGCTCCATTGTGCCAACGCCATCAGTCGTCCCCAATAGAACAATCGGTGACTCTGTGACATCCTTGACAACAGACATGCCCTACCCTTACAGGGAGAAAATCTTGTTAGCGCCGCTATCCCACACCACGGTGATGTCGCCACCGGCAGGAACAATCGGCACACCGGTACCAGTATCAACCCACGCAATGAGACGCTGGCTCGAAGCAGCAACATCAGCTCCACCGCCTACGGCAGAGGACTGAAACAGCAGCAGACTATGTGAACCAGCGTTAGTTGAGGGCGTCGTGAACGTCACGTCAGCACCATCGAACACACCATTGTCTACCGTCTTACTGGCCAGACCAGCAGACGTAGCATGAAGCGTGCCACTAGCACCAGTCACATCAGACACAAACTCATGTGAGGATGAATAGGTATATCCACGAACCAAGGCAACCTTAATCGTAGCCGTATCCAAATCGATACTGCCGTCAAGGAAACCTTCTTTAGCCTTTGGGTAAACAGCGTTCGCCACAGTAACTCCTTTTAATCGACCTTAATAACTTGCCCTGTTTTGGGACTGAAACTTGCACCATTACTGAACGTGTTATCCGTGGCATCGAACGCTGCCCCGGCCTTATCTGAAAGTTCAAACGCGGCCCGAATATCAGGTGTCCTTGTTGTTGCCGGCTGGATGCCGGCAGCCCTTGCCTCACGGTAAAAAGCAAGCTCATTTTCTTTTCTGCGCTCAGCAGAAGAATCTAAACCGGAAGCAGACTTGGCATACCCCACACGCAAAGCAGCACCTCTTGCACACTCACCCCATGTTGAGTGATCTTTCGTTAAACAACCAGACCTACAAGCCATATCAGTTTACCTTTCTTGAAATGGTGGGGGTCACCATTATATGAAACCCCCACCATCACACATCAAGAAGCGTTAATCGAAGAAGAAGACTCGATACGCCATAGCGCCGCCTCGCGGTAACGCTTCCAACCAAGAACGCCATACCAGCCCAAGGGGCGGTGACGCATCAGCTTGTCAGTCACAGGGCCGACAATGGTGTGCGGTTCCTCAGCAACAGCCTCAGCAAGAGCCTGCTTACCCACGATGAGGGTACGGAACACGCGAGCCGAAGATGCACCATCGGTAGCGTTGTACATACGAGGGGTCTCCACGAAGTACGCGCCATCAATCGTGCCGATGAAACCGGGCCAGAAGTTTTCTGACGCATCATACTTGTGCAGGTCTTGGAACCCGCCACCAGTGGTCTCAGAACGCAAGTCATGAGAAACCTCAGGGTGAATGTATGCAGCGAACAGGCTACCCTGACGGGGCACAGCCAGACCGGCACGCAACTTTGACACACAGTAACGAATGTCAGTTAGCGTTACCGTATCTTCAGCAGCAACCTCGTCAGTATCTGTCGGGTCACTGGCACCACCAGTAGCGAAACGCTCATTGGTGCCCTGACGTAGTTCTGTCATCACAACAGAGTCAAGGCTGTCAGCCATGTTGTAAGCAATGATGTCAGCAGCAGCCGGATCAACATCCGACAGTGAGAACAGACCAAGCTTACGGGTCAACAGTGCAGCGTTACCATACTCGTTCAGGGTAACGCTTACGTTGCTGGTGTTGCTAATCGCAACAGCATCAGGATCAACGTTTTCAGTAAGAGTGCTGGTCGCTGCTGCCAGATCGTTGTAAATCTGGAAAACAACAGAAGCACCAGGCATGGCCTGCTGAACAGGACGCTTATCGGCAAGATCACGGATGAGCGGCTGCGAACGCAGGGCCATCTCAACATAACGATCATAAGCAGTCTGCACAAGGTTAGTCATGCCGGTCTGATTACTAATCGTCGCTGTACCGGTATAGGTATTAGCCATTGTTGAGATTCACCACCTTTCACAAATAGAAGAGAATAGATTAATAAACAGCAGGGCCACTAGAAGAACCAAACAAAATCTTGTTCAGGTCTTCCGGTGACTTAGCTGACTGAATCATTGACATCAACTGGGATTCATCCCCGGTCGGTGCCTGTCCCTGGTTTACGGTGTCATTAAATTGCTTTGCCCACGGGGGCGTATCAACTTGGACTTGCGCTTCATGCTCCTCAGATGCCACCTCAGCACCAACCGGTTCACCCGGCTGGAAAAGGTCAGACCGTTCGTCAAGCCACGCGCTAATATCATCAGACGTTGACACGCTATCGGGAATCAAATCCGCAATCTTTGGACTAAACCCACGAGACGTGAGAACTTCCTGTACGCTCCGCTTCCGCGTATCCACACGGAAACTTTGCAGTTCCTGTTCCAATTCCTTCACACGCTTCTGGCTTACACGATGCGCTTTACGCAACTGTGCGATACCGTCATCACTGTATTCATCGAAATCGTCAGGCAGGTCGTACTCGTTGTTCGCCATAAGGCGTTCACCCTTTCACTCATCCGTTAGTAGTGTCGTTACCCACACACAATATCGGGGAACATTGTATGGCTGTAACTACCGGTCTTAATGCACATCACCTGGGCCGGTGGATCAGGGATGGAGTGGGACGATAAGGCCACGAACCTTACGCAGTCGTACTGTTCGTCCCGTATTAAATTATAGGTTCTTAGACTTAGACAGGGCGCTACGAGCAGCACCAGCAGTACCTGAGAACCTGGCCCGCTCACGCTTGCCACGCTGCTCTGAAGCCATTGAGGCTTCCTCATCACCAAACTGTGCCTTCAACGTGTCAAAAGGATCATACTGTTCTTTATCAATGCCGGCCAATGTGCGTTCACGCCTCGCCGTTCGGCTCGCTTGTGAGAAAGAAGACTGCAACTGTGCAGCAGACTGTGCGTTAAACGGATCAACTGTTTGACCCAGGGCTGACTGAGACAGCTGCTCAGACTGGGCACGACCCATGCTAAACCCAGCAGCCTCAGCGGCACCACCAATGCTAGCCGCACGAACCTGCCGACGAATAAGATCCTGTGCCTTAGTCGGGTCAAGGATGTAAGCCAGTGCATCACCAGCACCAACATTATAGTATTCGTTTAGTTCGTTAAGAACCTGACTTGAACCATCAAGCAATCGCTGAGCTGTAGACACACGATCTTCAAGTTCATTGGCAGAGATGTCGTTAGAGATAAACTTAGCGTAGTCATCATAGTTGTCGTAGAACTCTTTGGGCAGTCCATAGGACGACAACACCCGACGATACGAGCGTTCCATCTGAATGTATTCCGCTTCAGAGATGGCTTGACCGCGCTTACGCAACGCCTCCATGCCAGAGAAACGCTTTAGATAAGTTTCAGTTTCACGGAACTTGGCCAAAATAGCCTCGGTACCTACGTCAGCGTAACCCCCATCGATCCAGCCATCAACATCATTCATCAGTTTTTTTGTGTCTTCTTCATTAAAACCGAACTGGCCAAACAGATCGCGGAGAAACTCACGAGCTGATTTCCTTGCGGCATACGGTGTGTTGTCAATTGGCTTGGTCGGCTCAACGGGTTCGACGGGTTCGACAGGTTCGACGGGTTCGACAGGTTGAACCGGTGTAGTTTTTGTTGCACGCGCAGCCCGGAACTTCTCGTTAAGAGCAGCGCGTTCCTTTGGCGTTAGGTTACCCGTTGCGCCAGCGGCAGTATTAAGTTCTTGTTCAATTGCAGTTGCCTGCTCAGACGTGATCTCGCCGTTCTTGACAGCATCAACAAGCCTGCCCCTATAGGTCTCTTGATTAGTAGCCATACATCACCCCGAGAATCCCATCATCTTCGCCAGATCCGTACCGATATTGGTATAGGTTTGGTAAGCATTGTTTGTTTGCTGCCAACGATCATCCTTACGGATCTCTCTCTGGAAATCCCACAGAGACATCATGGCCGGCCCCTTGTCATCCATCACAGAGTTGAATGCTTTAGTCAACAAAGGATCTTTTAGATCAATCTGTGACGCATCTGGCATCTCAAGCAGTTGAGCCATCTGTCCGATATAAGAACCGGCGGCATCACGCAAGGTGTTATTAGCAGACAACCTGCCCTTAAACACAGGGTACAAAGACTCCGCTTCACGGATCATGTCATTAATAACATCATCATCGGTAACCCTTGCTTCAGGGTTAAGCAAACTGTTTGCTCTACGAGTGAACCAGTCTTCAGAATAAGATAAGCCAAAGTCACGAGCTAAGCCACGCAACGTGTTAGCCTTTGACTCAATAGTTCCACCAATCTCGTATGTGCCGCGATCAAGATCGCGTTCAACACGAGAAGCAAACCACTCCTGAAACTCTCGCTCATCCCAACCTTCATAGATGGAACGACGTGCAATACGCTGCAAAGCATCATCGGTTAAAGAGGCATTGTAACGAGCAGCAATATCCCTAACCGTATCGGTAGCGCCCTCAAGGGTGTTATTCCACTCCCCACCAGGATCATCGCCAAACTCCCGGCGAAACGCATCAAGCCAAGCATTAGTTTTATTGGTGTCCTGCCACCAGTCAGTCTTTTTTAACTCTTGATCATATGTTGTTGCATCCCAGCCATTACTAATGGCCTCCTGCAACAAGTCCCGCAGCTCCGAGTCTTCCTTAACAAGCTGAGCAATATAAGGCCCGTAGTTATCGTAATACTCTTGAACGAACTCACGGCGAGCAGTACGACGATCACCCTTAGAACCCTCACGCAAGCCGGCAAGATCAGCCTCAGCCTCTGTAACGGCCTTCTCCGCATTAGAGATAGCAGTACCAGACCCGGACTCCTTGGCCCGAGCAAGGGCCTCTTTGGCCTCAGCAATGGCACGCCTAGCCTGTTGAGCAGCAAACGTGCCCTTACGCTTGCTTTCATTATTGCTATTCTCTGGGTTTCTAGGTTGCCTTGACTGTTCAGCCATTATGCACCCCTTGCTAACGCATTAAGAAACACATCATAATATTGGTTAGCCTGACGATCCTTGTAATCGTCCTGTGACTGTGCATAATCCAAGGCCAACATGCTAGGATCAACACCACCAGAACGAGTAACTGTCGAACCAGAAGCAGTCACAACCTGTGGGTTAGCGGTTTGCGACTCGTTAAGAATCTTTAAAAACTCACTGTATTCATTGTCATTAGGATTGCGCCCAAGGGCACCCTGAATGGTTTGCATCAGCAAGCCACGGGCTTGCGTCGGTGAAGTGAGGTCAATGGTCTGTTGTGTGGAAAAACCACCGCCTCCACCACCACCGCCGCCGCCGCCGCCGCCGTAACTACCAGATCCGCCGGAAGAACCATCGGTCGGCAAAGTAGTCACGCGACCCGAAGCAACATCTGACAGCAACTGATACGGGCTAATTCCAAGAGCAACCGCTGAAGGAATAATATTATCTTTAAGCCAGTTTTGTGCCCACTGCGGTTGGAAACTGCTATTCCCCGCATACCATACTCTTGCTGCACGAACAGCCAAAGCGTTACTCGCTGGGTCATTCATGTACGCACCGAGAGCTTCACCAGTAGTATTTGCCTGTGCAATTCTTGGCGTATACCTTGAGTTAACCCAGTTTAAATATCTGTCAGCGGTCATTGAACCAATGCCGGGACCCCTCACTGGAGTTTCCCAATAAGTAGTACCACTAGTCCCGATAGTGCTATCTACCGGGGCTGAACCACCCTCTCGCAAATACTTGCCAACAATTGCGTCCGTAGAAGAAGAACTATTGTTTGCAGGAGCACGCGACGCTGGCGTTGGGGTTCCATTGCTCACTGGAAACCTCCTCCACCCGCGTAACTATAAGCAGGACGATTGCTCACTGGAAACCTCCTCCACCAAGAATACCTTGTCTTGTTCTATCAACAATACCTTGACCAGAAACATAACTAACATAATTTCCGGGTCTCTTTACCATCGGAATTAATATCGACTCTACAAAAAACTTTGTATTATCTTCACGTTCGCCGATGTCCACAAGAATTGTTTCAAGTTCCGACTGCAACATTCTCTTTCTAAATAATTCATCTTGGGTGCGACCAGTGATAGTATTAATATTAAAAATATATTTGTTGAAAGTATTTAAAGCTTGCTGCATATTTACGGCAGCCTCAGGAGGTTCTTTGTCCCGTTCATTCAACACATAATTCAACATGGGTTGAATCTCGTTAGTGATGGCTAGCACTCTTGCATTGGGGTCAATCTCAATAGACCTAAAGTCAAGCCCAGGAAACTGTGCCTGCAATCTAGGTTTAGCAACATTTTCAAAATCATACTCATATTTGTCAATCAAAACATTTAACTCATCAACACGATCATTATCGTTAGCCATTACTGCCTGGTAACGTTCGCGTTCCGCTTCAGAAATTCTGTCATTGTTAGTGTCAGATACTAAATAATATACCCATTTTCCTCGCACGTCAGTGGCGTCATCAAGCATTTCGGAAATAGATTTATTTTCCCTGAAGCCCAATTGTTTCGTGTAAGAATACATGTCCTGGTTAAACTCACCAGTCTTGGGCATTAGCCAAACGGAACCAGAACGATACTTAGGATTGGTAATTAAATCATTATTTTCGACAGCCCACACGCGGGCATCTTCAGTAGAAGGAACCGACGCACGACCAGAATACGTACCAAACCTGTTACCAGATTGTGTTTTGGAAAGAGTATAAGGAATAGCGTCAAGACCAAACGTAGCAACAAAATCAGTCATTGCTTCAGCAACAGGATTAAACGCATCACTTTTAGTTTTAAGATCAATCATTTTCTTTAATGTTGCGTCCACGTCTGTAAAGCCTCTTTTTCTTGCGTAGGCAGTCACGTCATTAAACGCCGGTCGCGGTGTTGTGTTAAGAACAACACCGCCAATTGCCCGAGTAATAAGAACTGTTGTTGCTAAATTCTGCAAGCCCTCAAGGAACTTTCTTTTTTCTTCGTCGCTTGCGTCGTTCGCCGGAACAACGTCAGCAGCAGCGGCAATAGCAATAGTGTCCTTGATGGTAGAAGCGTACATGCTCTCACGTTCATCTTTATTTTGGAGAGCCATAGCGCGCAGTACGTGACCCGGAAGAATAGAATCCCATAAACTTTTTCCCTCTGCGTACTCACCCAACAAAGCCTGCTCAAAAGATTGAAGAGCGGGAAACATGTTCATCATTGGTTTAATTAACACAGCAGCTACAGGACTGGAGAAGGTAGGAATGGACTGCTTAGGGTCAGTTGACGGAGCAATCATTCTAACCATACCGCGTAACTCAAGGTCAGCGTTATCAAATTGCATAAGACGAATATCGCCTGGCAATACGCTGAAAACTCCGTCAATAACTTTCATCAGCGAATCGGAACCAGGAAACACAAAAAACTTTTCGTCACGTTCATCAGACCAGACAAAACCAGTGTCTTCCAAAGCGTCGTATGTCAACGCCACTTTCCAGAAACCAACAGGATAATTTTTTCCTACGCGCAACATGCGCCGAGCAAAGTCTTCAGTGGCCCTGTAGTAGCGCGCCAGGTTACGGGAGTTCCACGCCAACATTGTCCTGTTGAGGGGGTTGTCCGTGTACGCCAAGGTAACTTCGTAGGCACGATCAGTGGCCATTTTGGCTAGCTTAGACTTAGCAATATCTGAACCGAATTGTTTAGTCAACTGCGCTTCAAGTGGCGCAAGCATCTTTCTGGCATCAAGATAGTTAGCAAAAAAGATAGGCTCACGAGCAAACACGGCATACTGATCGCCCAGAATCTGCCACCATTTGTCCATGTTTAACATAGTCAAAGCCTCAGGGGGATTCATTCTTTCTTTACCAAGAATATTCGATGGTCTCCTGGCATTAGGGATAGACATTAAATCAGAAACTTCAACAGCAAACGCAGTTTCATCTGCCTTATCCAACAACATTTTTACAGTACGCTCACCTGTTTCAGGGTTAAGTTTAGCAACTTTTTCCCAAAGATCACGGTTCAAAGAACCGTCTTTGCCGCTAAACAAATTACGCACATCATTTATGTAACGTTGAGCAAATGTTTCATATGTTTCATCCGGGTGGCTAAGAGAAGCCAGCAACTCTTTGTAGTTGCTTTTTTTAGATATTTCATCTTCTTGAAGGGCGCGTACAATTAACGGAATAATTTCGTCGTCAGACTTATCAAGGTTAGCAATAGTTACTTTGCCAATAATTCCATCTCGGTCAGCGGCCCCAGAAATGTTACGGTGCCAAGACCAAAACCGAAATGGGTTCGTGCCCTCAAGGTCAACAGAAGTAAATTCTTTGCCTGGATAAACAACACGAGCAGCATTGTCTTCGTCAACCGCAATGCGTGCCGCAGCCATTTGAGTGGTCGCAGGAAGAGAAGCACTTGAACCGTACATGGTCGTGCCAGCGATCTCATCAATTATTTTTTCGCCGTGCATTGAAATATAGTCAAGAAAATATTCTTCCTCAACTTTATTCGTAAACTTAAACCTCATGCGACCTAAAGCGGTAGCAAGAATTTTCTGCATCTCATAGACGTTGCCATTTTCTAAGGCAATTTGGGCGGCAACAATATCTGCCTCAGAAAAAGATGATTTGATTGCAGACCAACGCGAGCTGGTATCAAGATCAATTTCGTTAACAATTCCTGCTTTTCTTTTAGCAGACTGAATGCGATTAAAGCCACGAAGCTTACCACCACGCGCCTGTCGCAAAGCGGCAGACATCTTTCTGCCCTTTTGTAAACTGCTAATTCTCCCGGCAGTCATACCGTAAACAATGAAGTCTTCTGTAGCATTACGAAGGTAGTAACGGGGGCCAGCAAGATTAAGCAGTGACCATCCATCAACAATTTTTTGAATAATTTTGTGCTGAGTCCAACCAAGGGTCACGCCAAAAACAGAGGCATTAACACCAGCCTCATATATTTCAGTAAAGTTAGGCAAAGAAACACCAGTACTTGTCTGCCACAAATGAATAGGCATTTCTATACGCTGGTTTGGGTTCATTGGATCAGTGAACGAAGACATTGAGCGACTTTCAATACCGTCTTTAACAATAAGATCAGGAATTTCATCGTTGCTTGTAGCAATAAGATAGGCGTCGCTAGAATCTCGTCCAGTCTGAGCCGACTGACGCAAAGCTTTTTCAAAATTTCTTAACGGATCATTAGAGCGGTAGACAGCCATCTGAGGAAGAACAACATTCATTTCAGTACCAGAAGCAGTCTTAAACCGAACAGCACTGTAGCCATTTGCCCTGGCCCAGTCCTCCAAAGTTTGGGCAACGTTACCTGCACGTAAATCAAAATCAGAAAAAGCCTTAGCAAGCCACTCTTCATTAGCATCAAAAACTTTACCATAAACAGTCACGGCTTCATCGCCGTAATCGGCAATAGGGTTGGCAATGCTTGAAGAGGGAATATCAATTTTTTGATTACCAAAACCAAGAAAAGTAATTAAGTCAAGATCAGGATCAAGGTCAACACCTTTAACTACCCCGTTGGTATCAACAACAGTTGAGATGGTAGGCGAGTATGTTCTGCCACGCTTCGCTTCGGAACTAAAACGCAGTAGGTCACTGTCGGGACTAATGAATTGCACGCCACGAGAACGCGAACTAGCAACTTGCAGCCCGTCAAGAATTCTTTTCCGTGCTGCCGCGTCACCGGCGCGAAACGCATCAGAGATAGCCGTTGCGTGAAGCCTAGGAAGAAAAACCCTAGACCACTCGTAAACCTTATCGGCGTCTTTGGAAGAATTAATAGCCACAGAAACATTGAAAGGAGCCTTAGCCCAGTTGCGAAAAAGTCTATCAAGTCGAGCGGAAACACTTCTATCAGAGTACTTGTACCCAGTAGTTTTGCCCGCCTTAGAGGATAAGGGCGAAGCAATCCTTGGAGTTACACCAACGGAAGCAGCATACTCAGGTGACATTAAAACGCTGGCAAGTTCGTTAGCATCATCAGGAAGAGCCGAAGCACTCTTTGCGACATTTCCTCTAACAGCAGGGTTTAAAAATGCTGTTGCTCTACGAATGTCACTTCGCACGACACCAACAATACTTTTACCTGGCAACAAAGGTTCTCGCTTAGCCGCTTGAGCTGACATTAAACGAGCAAACAATTCATCACTAGTAAATTTTGGAATACTAGTAGCAGCACCCGTACCAGCAACAATATCTATTGTTTTTTCGGCAGCAGTAAAATATTCATAAGCGTCATCTGAAGAACGAATGCCACCATTAAAGGTAGCAAGATCATCTATAACATCAGTAGGTATCTGGGAAGCGTACTGCTCATCAATTTTTTGCCGCGCTAAAGAACGTTTTGTTGGATCTTCAATTTTTTCTAGACGCCCAAGGTCTCTGCCCAAAGCATTAAAAATTCTTTTAGTTCTACCATATTTAAAAGCTTGTTGAGCGCCGCCAGGCCCAGCAAGTTTAGTTAAGCCATAACGTGCAACTCGGGCGACTGTTAAAACTTTAGTGCCAATAATTAGAGGATCATTAAAAACAGTGTAACCAAAATTAAGAACGCCAGCCCCAAGTTGTGAAGCACTTGACTCCCTTACGCCCTGCGGTGCCGAGCTAAAAAACATTTCCCCGATTTTGCCTGTGCTTGCCATAGAAACTTCATTGGCAATTTTGATGTACTCGTCGCTTTCTTGAGAGCGCATAATAACCTGAGGAATAATATCCCCGTACTCTGTGTCTACCCACTCATCAATCCAACGACCTTCAGGGTCAGGTAAACCGTCAGTGTGCTTACGCTCAAGATCAACAAACATATCAACAACGCCACCATGTGTGGCGCGCAACTCAGACAATTTATCTTCGTTAAAAGAACCAGGCTCAACCGAATCCCAATAACGGATCGCATTGATCCACGGCCCGCCAGGGGCAAACGTAAGTAGAGTACTAAGGTCTGACGGATTTTCTTGAACGGCATAAAGGCTTGCCCGCGTTGCTTGCTGCCAATTATCATTCACAAACATTAAAACATTAAATATTGGATTAACAATCCAGTTCAGAAAAGTTTCAAAACCCTGAGAAACCCAGCTGGGATCTTTCTGCATTTCCTCAATATATTTATTTAGACGTGGCTCAAAAAATTCAAGAAACCCTGCTTGCTGAATAGGGTTCATTGTAAAAATAATTTCAGAAGCAGCGTACTCGCTTTCAGAAACAACAATTTTCTGGAAAGCCACTTCCATTGAGTTTAAGTTAATAAGGTTCCGGGCATCTTCTTCTGTTAAGTCTGGAACGCTGCCAATAATTTTTGTTAAGCCAGGAAAAGACTCTAACGTTTCGGGAGAAGATGTTGCCAGAATATTAAGCGCATTTTTTCTTTGGATACGGGCAAGTCCACTGCGAGCGCGAGGGCTTAGGGGACTGCTGTAGGCGCCGGCGAGGCTGACAGTATCACCGACAGCACCAAACGGCACGGGTGGCTTATACGACAAAGTACGCGCATAGTATTCGACTATTGATTCCTCAGCAACATCTTCAAATGTCCGCCGATAAACGCCGGGTTCAGAGAAATCAAAATCAGCGAAAGGGCTTCGATTAACATCAGTAAAGTTAGACTGTGTAAAATCTGTAATCTGCCTTGTTTGGGCGGCAACTTGTTGTTCAGTTTCAAAATTTGTGATATCGCGTTGAACGCGATCAACAGTAAAAAATTCTGCTCTTTGCGCTAAAGCAGAATTAATGTTGCGCTTTTGCTCATCAAGTATTTTTTGTTCTAGCCGATCAGCGCTGAAGTTAACCACTACCAGCCCCTGCTCTTAGCAAGCATATAAAAATATTGTAGCTGCTCAGACTGGTCGTATTGAGCAATTTTTTCAAGAGTGGCCGTTAACCTGCCACGAGAAGGAGTAGGTTGTGAATTGCTAATGTTAGCCCCAGCACCAAACGGCATACCAGCCGTTACAGGCTCGTCAGGGCGCTCAGAGGGCGAGAATAGGGAAGTTACACCAGCACCACCAGAACCGGCAGAAGAACCCCTAGAGGGGCGCTGTGCTCGCGGCATGGGGGTACGGGTCTTCGACATGGGAGCAGAGGTCTGCAAGTCCATCATCTCCTGACCCTCGCCATACTCGCCACCAGACATATACCGTGCGCCTTGTCGACCATCGGTACGCTGCGACATTGCACCAGGCCCAGAAACGGGGGCAGGGTTAGACGGACGACGATAGCCACCTTGCATAGGCTGCTCAGTCATTCGCCCCACCCGCTTCCTTAATTCCACTAATGTCACCCAAAGTTAATTCAATAAAATCTTTTTTCTCAGCTGCGCCCCAGTCCAAAGCAGACTGGCCGGCAGCAAGCGTCGCAAGAGCAGCAAAATGTTTCGACGCGGCATCAGCAAGCAAAGAAGCAAACATCAAAGACGACGACACAGTATCGTTGTTGTACCAAGGAGCAGAAGCGGCAACCTCAGATTCCTCAACCTCTTCAACTACGCTTTCGTCCATATGCAAAACTCCTAACGGGATCGTTTGCGAGAAACCACAATCTTACCATCACGTTCACTAACGGTCATACCGGCAGCCTCAGTCTGACGCTTTAACTGACGATACTTCTGCTCAACAGTCAACTTCGGTTTAGGTTTACTAGCAGGCATTATTTTTTCTTTCTGCGAACAGCAGCGTTATCCACAAGGTTGGGGTAACGCCTCCCCGCATTCTTTGCACGTTGTTTTGCCTTAGCTTTTTCAGAGGCAGTCAGTGGTCGTGACTTTGAACGCGGGGAAGGCGTATCCCAAAACGGTTTCTTAGCGGCCACGCTTCTTAACCATCATGGAAGGTTTCTTTTTCATTGTGCTAGTTTTCTTGGCAGTGCTCTTTTTTGCTGCGGCTTTGCCTGCTGCGGTGTACGGAAACTTTTTACCGTTAACGTTTGGCATTACTTGCTACCCCTTGACCGAGATTTTTTTAATTTATTTGCAGATGCAGTAGTAGTTCCAGGCTTAGTCTTATCCCGCCCACGAGGAGGAATAATAGTCTGTGACCGGCGAGCCGGCTTCTTACCAGTAGAAGGCTTCTTGCCGTACATTACTTGCCGCCCTTTTTAGAGCCGCCATAACCAGTTGACTTAGACTCACATCCACAAAAATTACACATTAAGAGGCACCCTTCGAAGAACCACGAGTACCACCGGGCTGCTTCGCGGCCATGTGGTTTGCCCATGCGTTGTCAGTTGAGTTGTACTGGTAAGGCAGGTTAGCCGTTGATGGCACGTTAGCCTCGTTAGAGTTCGGGGGCTGAACGTAGGCAGGTGCCTTGCCGCCCTGGTTTGCTGGCTTCTTCATATAATCTCCTAGGCCATTGGAACGCGACGAGAAACATTAGATTGCAAATTTGCTTCGCCGCCTTGAGTAAGACCAGCAAGCAAAACATTAAGGTCAGGTCGCCCACCCGGCGGCAGACCAGCCTGACCAGGCGCGACGCCCGTAAGCCTACCGGCGTCATTAATACCGGTGAGGTCTTCCTGACCCCCCGGCATAGGAGACTCACCGGGCGCACCAGAAATGGGGGGGGTGCCGTCAACAGGTGGCTCAACCATGCCGGGGGGAGGCTCGGGTGGGGTGAAGGCTTCTTGAATAACTTCTTCAATAGGCCTACCCTTTTGTCGACCCTCAATAATCATGGCAAGTCTGCTAAGGATCTCGCCGGGGTCTTGACCAGATTGTGCAAGAACGGGGATCGCCTGCGCGTAGCCAGCCACTGCTTGACGTAACGCTTGACGCATATCTTCAATGTCAAGCTTTTGTTCTTCCTCGCTAGCATTCAGCGAGAATGGCAGCTGCCTACGCAACCAGTCCTGAGAAATCAGGCGATCACCACGAGCCTGCAACCCAAACACCAACGCACGGTTAGGGTCAAGACCCGCCATCAAACCGTATTGAACGTCAACCGAATAGTCACCCTTGATGTCTTTTTCCGGCGTGTACGTTACCTCATACGGAGTACCATTGTCGTTACCGCGAATTGTTTTGCGGAACGACGGCCATAGGGCTTCCTCAACAAGGAAGCATGTTTCGATCAAGAAAGTAAAAGCGTCCGCGAACATGGCGTGAGCGGTGCGAACCTGTGTATCAAACCCAGACATCAAAGCCTGAACGCCACGGCCAGTAACAATGGAAGCATCAAGGTTGCCGCCACGAACCTCAGGGTAACGTGAACCCTGGCGTAGTTCGTTGTCAAGAATGCCCTGCTCTTGGAAAGCAGCAGCAGGAATGTCTAGCGGAATACGGCGAATCTTCTCCGGTGTTGAAGACCGAAGAACCGCATCAGCACCCATCGACAACTCTTGCACATCCTGCGGCAACGCAATCGGTGCCTGAACAGACTTCTGTGCAGCCTCAAGGCTTAGCAGCGCAAAGCGTGCCTTAGCCACCTGTACCGCGATCACGTCATCGAACTGTCCACGGGCTTCATCAGAAATGCCAGGCCGGCGAACCTCAACCGCAAGCACCTTGCCCACAAGGTTAGGTGTCTGCATCAACACCGTTCCACTCTCACCAGGCAGGAACAGTACATCAGAGTCTTTGTCGTGGTAACGAACAACCTCAATGCGTTGCTGTCCGCCTACCGCATAACTTTCAATCACCGAAGATAGTTCGGGGAAACGCGCCATCAGGTCATCAATATGGTAGTTGATTGTCTGATACAGGCACTGAACCCGGTCACGGCGGTCGCGCACGATGTAGCAACCCATAGGGTCAAGCCACTTGATACGCGGCATCTTCTCGTCCCAGTCAATCTCAATCAGACCAGGAACAAAACCGTAAGTAACAAACCAGTCAGCGGCAGAGTACATCTGCTTCTGCGTTTGCGAGTACACCACATAGTTCGATGCAATCCGCGTACGCTTCTCAGCAAAAGAACGAGCACGATCAGAAACCATTGTTGAAGAAGAGCAGTTAAAAGAAGGCAAAGGAGCAATAACTTCAGACAAGTCTCGTGCCGCAACATCTACCATGTTGGCTACGATAGGCTTCGTGAAAGGCCCATCCTCAGGGAACAGCTCAGGAAAAACAAGACCCATGTTACCCGAACGCACCATTTTAATGTCACGCATACGCTGGTCGCGTTCAGCGTTTACCATCTTCAGGCGCTGATACTGTGAAGTTAAAGTACCAATGTTAGCCATGTACACTCCTTAAAATGCCGCATACATGGTATCGCGGTCAACATCATTCAAATCAACAACCATGCGTTGGGACTGATCCCAGCGAGTAGCGAAAGGATTACGAACATGAGAACGGCCATAGGACGACCATGATTGAACACGGTCACGGCAACCCAACTCAGTAAACCACAGCGCCATCACGCAGTCAGTCTTCTGTGTCTTCGGTGCGGCAGGATGCCACGTCACCAGTTGTTCCACCAAAGCCTTCGTGCCTTCAGAAGAATGCGTAGAAGGCAGGTCAATCAACTGGTTCTTATCTTGCCAACCTTGAAACAAAACAGAAAGAGAAGCAACACCGAAATCAACATCATGCTTATTAGAACCAGTAAAATGCTCTCTCAGTATTGCACCCGTACCCGCAAGGAACTCACGAACCTCACGATCCTGGGTCAGCATCGACTGGAAAGCGTTCTTCTCTACCCGCCACTCAACAATGCCATACTTCAACGTCCAGTCTTTAATCAGTGACCGGATACCATCAGGCGTCATACCCGCCTTATTAGAAATATCAAGAATGTAACGCTTCTGAGTGTTCGGATCAAGGCCAATAACCACCGCAGCGGTATGCCCAGCCATCGCCGGGTCAAGCCCAGCCAACACAATCAAACCATCCATGCCCTCAGGGCGACAGTTCACCATGCCCCTAGGCATCAAGCCAGCCAGACGGTTCCCATTAATTGCTCCACGCACAGCATCAGGGTGGAAAATTGAATCTTCACTCACCTGTTGCTGCATGTAGACCATCGCCCACGTCTTAGGCGACACTCGCGCACGTTTCTTTGCCAACCGTGGCCCATCCCATTTAGGGAATAAGCCATCGGCGTCACACAACTCGTTCTTCACGCCAGCATCAGCGACGTCAGCCCTAGGCCACAACGTCACCCAATCATTCACATCGTCAGCGAACTCAAGAACCGCCGGCATGGACAAGTACGACCACGGAGAAACCTCATCAGGATACCGCGACGGCTCCCGCAACTCGTTATACAAGTCCTTACCCGCAAGACGAGTACCCACCACCAGCAAACGACCATGAGGCGTGAGGCGAGACATAACCTCAGCTTGAAGCCAGTCAATCTGCTTCTCATACTCATGGGCGTTCGCTAAGTCAACACAGTCATCAAGAATAATCAAGTCAGCACGAGCACCATAAATATGGCCTCGGATACCCAGGCTCTGAATGGTGGGGTCTTTCTCCCCAGAGTCCCGACCCTCACTGGACACATAAATCGAATTCTGTGTCCATGACGCATCGGAAGACTCAAAACCACCAGGGGGTGCATAGGAGGCGTGCATCTCAGCAAACCTCGGATGGGTCAGTCTCTGCTTTACCGCGTACAAAAACTTCATGGCCATCGCCTGGGTCTTCGACACGATAATTACCCGGATATTCGGGTTCAGTGCCACACGGTAGGTCACATAGTTAATTGTCAACGACACAGACTTACCATGCTCGGGGGGCATATTCGTAATAATCAGATCAGGCTCACCGGCATCAAACACAATCCCCGGAGGCTGCCAAGAAGGCCGCTGACCCTCCAGCAAGTCCACCACGTTCTGCATATGGGGCCACACCTTCATGCCCAGAAACTGCTCACTAAAGTCAGGGAAAGTAATATCCACCCGACCAAAATCATTACCCGCTCGCGCCCGGCGCAAGGAGTCCACCCGCGACGCGAAGGGCGGGTCATCTCGCCGCCAGCGGTCATAGGTTGCTCGTCCACGGTTAATCGCATCTAGCGCGGCATTCACCGTCGACCCAGAACCGATCAGCTTAATAAACTCTGATTTAATCTCCGCGATGGGCGTGCTCTTAGCCCTACCTGACACAAGCACCCCAATACAGAATTGATAGACCCCCACGCACAAACAAAAAAAGGCAGAATTCCTAATATGGCAGATGTACTAGGAGAAGCACACTAGTACCGCAACATGCAGAAAAAAATACATTGTGCATAAAAACGCATAGGACACCCATAAAGAACTTAAAACACTACCGTATGTATTACCGTGCCCTAGAAGGCACATTAACAAGCTTACCGCGCCTTAGCAGGCGCATTAATATAATGTAGTACCGCGCCCCAGGGGCGCATTATATAAATAGTAGGTGTTCGAGGTTCTCACTCACTACGTTCGTTCAAACCTCTCACTATATAAGTGTATGCTCGCGATACTAAACCGTGCACCAAAAATCAAAATAAATGGTTTTCCAAAAAAACTCCAAGGAAATATGCCTATAAAACGGACATATCCCCCCCCCAAATGCACACAGAATTACAGAAGGGGATATAGATATATGTAGTATAACACATTTAAAACCCTGGGGTCATACGTGTGTACGTACACAGCAGCAGGTGGCTTTGGTTAGGTTAGCCTTACCTTATCGAACACGTGTACCCCCGGGGGAGGGGGTGCGCCAG